CTAGGTCACACTGTTGACGTAGAAACGGCTCTCAAATCTATGGTGGTCAAAGAAGAACTTACCCGTATCAGAAACGCAAGCGCAACACCTAAACCATCATCACGGCCAGGCCAAGTAGGAGGTGAAAAGACCCTCGAACAGTACGCCCAACTGATGCAAAAAGGACGAGCGAACGAAGTACCGCTTGAAAAACAGCGAGAAATCCGCAAGAAGCGCATGTTGAAGTGGTAGGTTCATGAGCGAGATTGTAAACATAAATTATAATCTCACACTATGACCAACGTTTTTGCATCACTGACACAAAAGCAAACTTTCATGGACGGCGTTCAAGCTGAACTGCGCGACAGCCTTCCAATGGAGTATGTGTCAGACATCAACACAGAAGACACTGAGTACATCTACAACCGATACGGTTCAGACATCTCAGCACAGTCTACCCCTAATGCAACTTACCGTCGTAACGCATCATTCTCTTACGACAAGGATAGTTTCTTGATCGACCAGGAAGCAACTGCACCAGATGTCATCACCTACCGTGAACTTACACGAGAAGGTTTTGACCTTGTTGCAGACCGAACTGATCGTCACGCAGAAGCTCTCCGAGAAGCTGTACACGATCACGCATTCCACACCACTCGCCTTGGCGCTGGTTCTACACTCGACAACGAAGTATTGGCAGGTTCAGCATCAGCTGGTACTCCAATCACTATGTCATCTTCAAACCCAGATGATGTAGCATCTATGGTCAACCAAATCCTACAGCAGCAAAATGCTTTCGGAGGTGGAAACCCATACGTAATGATGAGTCCGAAGCAGGCTCGATTCTTCAACCTATTCTCAATGGGTGCTGGATTTAGCGTAGCAGACAAGGCTCTAACTAGCGGTTACTTCACAGTAGGTGGAGGTACACGGGTTATCCGTGGTGCATCAGCATTCAACGGTCTAGACGTAGTTGTTACTAACCGAGTTCAGAAGTCTGTAGTTCTTACATTCGCTGATGAAACTGATGAAGGTGACACTATTGTTATCACCGTTGGTGGTGGTGCAGTAACCCTTACTTGTGACGCTTCACCAGACGGTGCAGGTGATTACGACCAGGGAGGTGCAGGAGATGAAGAAGCAACAATCGACGCGGTTGTGGCTCTCATCAACAACTCAGATGACGTAGACGCTGCTACAGCATCTACAACTTCTGGCTTGTACTACGAACTTTCACAAGCTGACCGAACTATCCTACAGGACGCAGGTGTTCGTGCTCGAAAGCTAACATCTTCTACTATGGAGATTTCAGCATTCGACACCTCACTAGTTGTTACTGAAACAGGTGACGAAGTTACTGTAGGCACACACAAAGAGCACATGCTTGCAGGTGCATACAACTCAACTACTATCGCACTACCATCAACTGGTATGCACGTAGATGAGAAGCCGCTCGCTTCAACCTCAAGTACACGCGGTACTAACGGTTACGAGCTAGTTTCTACACAGCAACATGATGCTGTTGTATGGACGAAGATGGCCCCAAAGATCATCGACATCTTGGCTGTCTAACCACTCAAACCCCTTTGGGGGTTGAGTCGGTGGTGTTCCTCGCTCTGCGCCACCGACCCAGCCCCTAAACACCAATATGCACCAAAATACACTTCAAACTCTAATCGACTACGTAAAAGACATTAGCGGCCAAACCAATGCACCAACCGCGAAGATCATTCGTGCTCTTAACTTTGGAGTAGATGACTACTCTCGACAGCGTATTCTTTGCTCAAAACGATTCAGCCCTGACAGTACTAATCATGGAAACATTGCACGGGTAACCGCTACGGCTACTGGTGGAAAACTATCTCTTACAGAACTAGAAGAACTCATCGGTATTCGCCAAGTAGAAGTGTATGTAAACGGACAGTACGAGATCGTAGAACCGATTGATATTCAAGACGAATCAGAGTCACTTGATAAAGTGTACAGCGGCACAGGCACTCCAAAAGTCTACGATGTACGCAGCAATCACTTGTATTTTTATCCAACACCAAGCTCAGGACTAACTGTGCGAGTAGAATACACTCGTAACCACCCTCGTTTCTCAGCCGACAACCTGACGCAAGATGTTGGTGTATTGAATATTGACGATGAGTATGTAGCTCTCTTTGCCGCTGACAGGATTATGATCGGCACAAACGATCCTAGCAGAACACAGGTGCGCAACGAGTTAGAGAATAAAAAGCGAGAAATGAAACAGACGTTTGCTAACCTTGACCAAGATAAGTCAAAGCGGTTAAAAACGAGAGTAAAAGCACCGTTTATTAGTAACGCATTTAGAACAAGATAAATATGGCAGCAAAATTTCATGGACAAGGATTATTAGACGCATTAGAGGCACTGTTTAACGTCGCCTCTGCTCCAACAGGAACCCCAGAACTTCGATATTTGAAGTCCTACACCCCAGACCCAGATGATAGTTACTGGAGTGACATTTCAGCGAGTGAAGCCTCTGGAGCACCAACCGTTACCATTTCAGGGCTTTCTATCGCCTACGACAGCACAAATGATCGGGTAGAGATCGACTTCACAGACCCTTCAGACAGCTCTATTACGACAGATACAGACGGTATCGCTATCATCATCAATACAGGTACAGACTCAACCTCTCCTATTGTCTTTACAACCGATATTACAAACTTAATTCCAACAAACGGAACTCTCTCACTCACATTAAACGCAGAGGGATTGTGCGCCTTAAACGCTAACGCAACCTAGATTATATGGCAACGCCAGTTATACAATCATCAAATACTCAGACTGGACAAAATGTTAGTTCTTTAGTTATTACAAAGCCGACAGGATTGGCTGAGGGTGATTTACTGGTGGCTGCGCTGGCCATGCATGATGCTAACGATAACAACAGAACTTTCTCAACTCCTTCAGGATGGACACTGGCGACAAACTCAACTACAGGAGCCTCTGCTTATCTTGTTAGAACAGTTATCTTTTATAAAGAAGCAGACTCTAGCGATGTTGCCGCATCTGATTTCACCTTTACCATTGCTGCTAGTTCTGTTTACGTCGCAGTTGGGTATTTAGCAAGGATAGATGGGCACGTTCCAGTCAGCCCAATAACTGTTTCCGAAAGTGACAGTGACAATACATTGTCCGCCTCCCCATCATTTACAACAGCCCTTACTCCAGACATACCAGAGAACTCTTTGTTATTCTTCGTTATTGCGAGTAGTGACTCAGATGTCGGAACCGAGACTGTCTCTGGATATGCAAGTACACCTTCAGCAACCTGGACAGAACAAGCTGACGTAGCAGTTGTACAGAGTAACGATGGGGTAGTTATGGGAGTTGCCACTGCTCCATATGATTCTACTACTGAGATAACCGCCCGAACGGCCACTTTTTCTGCAAGTAATACTTACCACGCTTCATCTATAGCGGTAATTCGTGGATCATATGATGATGGAACAACCATCCCGTTTGTCGCCTCTACCCAATCAGCATTTGCACCAACAGGACGCGCTGATGCTAATGGAGTAGCTTCTTTTGTTGCTTCGACTCAATCAAAGTTTGACCCTACCGGAAAAGGAACCGCACCTACCGAGTGGACAAACGAAAGTGAAGAAAGCACTACGTGGACTAACGAAGCATCCCTATGAGCCCTTTAGAACAACGAGTACAAGAGCTAGAAAAGAAAGTACGAGACTTGGAGAGTGTTCGCAATGTGTCGTTTATCGAGAATATCAAGCGGTTTGTGGTAGCTAAGTTAAACGTCAGCGATCTGCCATCACTTAAACTATCTGACCTTTCTGACGTAGAAGACACTGACGACGCTTCAACAGGCGAGGTGCTGAAGAAAACAGCCACCACCTGGCAGCCAGGAACAGATAATACAGCGTAATATGTCTACAAATAAAGTACCAAACAGCAATAAACAATGGATTCAGAGTAACAATGGTGATTACGAAGGCAATTTGTATGAGACACATCGCTGTGATCTTGACAGTGACCCAGGAGTATTGAAGGCCTCAAAAGCC